CAAGTATTCGTAAGCAAGTTGCAATCGGCCTAGTAAATCTCTTGCCGTAGAAGATTTATTGGCGAGTATTGCAACGTTCACATTATCGTTAAACAAAACGTAATGCAAGAGGTAGGAGACAATGATAGTTGACTTTCCACTCTGTCTAGGTAATTTACATATTGTAAACCTATTGTCGTGAAAAGTATCTACCATCTTCCGCTGAAAGTCGTACATCTCAAAAGGCACTAAACCTTTATCGATTGTGACAATTTTTAAATATTCTTCTATGAAATATTTAGGATCATTAAGACACTTCATCACTTCATCTACTTGTTTCTTAGTAAATCGTGACTTAGTGTGTGCCTTTTTTAGATTAGGATTTCCTAAATATTGATCCATCATTATTTGTTATCTTTATTTTTTTTTATCATCTTTTGTAGTTCAGTTGTTGATCCTACAAATAAAGCATTAGTGACATTTTTTGGTACATCACCTTTGATATCTTTAATTTTTTTAAGTTTATCTTGCAAGTCTAATAGATTCTGTGCAACTTCACTCTGAGTTTTGATTAGTTGACCTGCCACTTCATATGCACGAGGATGCTCTCCTTCTTTTGCTAATGATAGTATTCCGTCTATTGCTTCGTTACCTTTTTCTAATAATTTGTAGAGTTCTCCTCTACCAGTTTCAAAGTCTGTTTCTACATCAGCCTGTGGTACAACCACAACAGGTTTTTCATTTACAATCTCTAAAGGATTTTTATCTTCTTTTTTATCTAATACTTCTTCAGCGATGTTTAATACTTCATTTAACTTGTCATCAATATTACTCATTTTAAAAACCTTTTGTTATTATGTATCGTTACCTGTTTCTGTATCATAGTTTAAACCATCATTAAAAAACTCTAACGTTTCTGTGTATGTATAGACATCATCTTTATCGGCACCTGAAGGATTAGGTGTAACCGTAATTCTCTCACTACGAGAAGGTCCTGTACCGCCTTGTGATGTATTACCAGCTGCTACATTATCATATAGATCAACCGATGTTTGTCTTATGATAGCACTTGAGCTAATCGGACCATATAGATATATCTTTGCAGTAAATTTAAGTGTGTATATAATTCTTCTTCTATCTGTCAACGCACCTTGATAACTATCTTCGTAATCAACACTCTCTAATACAAAAGGTATATCTCTTTTTGTATCCATATAATCTTTATCGATAATCATTGTCACCGTATAGTCTGGTTGAAAGTATGGTAGTATCTGTTCTATGATTTGCAAACCATCATCTGAGGTTGCAGTAAACACATTCAATTCAAAACCCACATCATAAGGTACAGGAGAGAATTGAGTAAATACTCTTTTTTCATCTCCACTAGCATTCTTAGCCACACTACGTTTCTGATTCTTATTTAACTTTCGAGAACCATCATAACTATAACTGTTTACATCAAAGGACATACGAGGTAGAGTAATCGCCACACTTGAATCCGATCCAGTTAAATTTGCATTTTGATCTAGTCTTGCAATAAACTTTTCTTTAGGTGCATATGATAGAGGCACTCTAACTGTTTGTAAAGGATTCCCGCTAGAATCCAATCGTTTAATATTGATATTATTAAATATCGTACCAAACGCAATCACAGTATTTCTTATTGATTTGTTATAAAAGTGTTGTCCAAACATTAATAATCATCCACTTCCCCGAAAGGATTTCTTTCGCTAAAATCTAATATATCATCAGCAGTAGATGACGTATTAGTACCAGCAGCAGTTTCAAATGCTTTACCTTGATCTACTGGTTGTTGTGTTGCCATTGTAAATTCTTCATTGATAAGGTAATTAGTTTCTCCTATATCACTTTCAAGCACAATAGAACCTGAAGCAGATGTACCTGTTTCTAAACTAAACTGAAAGTTCATTGTATCAGTTGACAATGCGTCTTCGGTAGCATCAATTTCTGTGATACCTGTATCAACTCTTTCAGAGCTGTATTCCCATTTAGTACAAGATAATTTGTAAACAGGTAAAGCACTTTGTTGATAGAAAGGTTGTTCGTGTTCAACAAACTGTATCTCAAAGAATGCTTTTGTTGTAGGGAAATAAACTAGATCACCTTCATTAGGTCTTAATGTATTTTGTAAATCACTATTGTTAGATACTAGAGTTTCCCATCTTAATTTAGATACAGTAAACTTAATATCATCTCTTAATTCTAAACCAAACTTCTTGATTATCTCTTGCTCACCCATGTAACCATCTGTGTTGTCAACATACATTTCTATAATGTACGAGTCATCAAAAGATGACGCAGGGTCTTCACCGAAGATAGTATCTTTATTTGCTATCTTTCTCGGTAAGTAATAAACATCTTGACCATATATCTTAAGCTGTTCTATAATTAAATCTTCATATAGTCTTTGCTCAGATGTAGTGCCAGTGCTAAAATAAACGTTAGTCGGCATTTAGTTTTTATCCTTGTTGCATATGTGCAGGTTCTTCATAATTTAATCTTATTTCTTCTTCAAGTTTTTGTTGCTCTGCAATTGCTGTTGAAAATAACTCAGGTCCATTAAGTGTCACTCCACCTAACATTGCTGTGCCATTAAATTTAGACAGGTTTTGTCCCCATTGTCTTTTGATTAATGCTGTTGTGTATCTTTTTAAATATAGATCATCATACATATCTGTACTATCATCAGGATCTAATTTACGATAAACTTCAAAAATTAAATATTCACCTGCTGTAATACCAGTTGTAAAATCCATATCAATAAACAATTTATTTGATAGATGATTAAATCTTATTGGTTTTTCTCCAACCAATACATGATCTAAGAAATCTAAATGTTGCATTGTCATTTGATAATGAACAATACTTGTAGATGAAAAATCATATAGATCGTTTAATCTTAATTGATATCTAACGTCAAACATATTTAAGTTTGCTCTATCAGATAGAGGAAATATATTGACAACAGAAATAACAGAATCAGGAACTATAAGAAATTTGTTTCCTTGTTTCCATGATGTGGTTACACTACCTTCCGTAACCGATTCAGTAGTATCTGTGGTCATTCTAGTAATATCAGCTTCAGTCACTAGATATTTTAAATACATTCTCTCAACACCATCACTATGATATTGACAAAAATATTGTACTGCCTCGTCTATTCTATCATCTACCTGATCGTCATCAACATTTATGTCAATTACAGGTTTGCCTAATGCTCTTAAGCAGTATTCTTTTAAAGTAGCTTTTGTATTTGGTACGGCCATAATTTTTCCTTATAATACTATTTAGTTATCCTAATGCGACTGCTTGTGCGATTGCAAATGCCTCAGTTGCCTTAGAGTCTAATGCTGTTTGTATATTACCTGTCACTCCATCTACATGATTTAATTCAGTAGCAGAAGCAGTAATAGTTGTTCCGCCTATTGATAAAGTAGTCATATTTACTGTGCCTAGTCCTGTTATTCCACTTGAAGAACTAAGAATAACTGCCTTACTTGCCGAAGCTGTTCCTGCTGTGACGCCATCTAAAACTGCAATTTCTGTTCCTGCAATTTCTGAATCACCAATAATAAGTGATCCACCTGTTAAATATAATTTACGCCAAGGTTTTGTTGCAGAACCTAAATCAAAAGTTCCTGATGTTGTAGGCAATAAATCAGCAGATATTTTATTTGTATCTAATCCACCACCAACAGTAGAAAGTTGTACAGAAGTGGCGTTCTTAAAGTTTAAAAACTCCTGAGTTAATTTTTCTAAAGTATCAATTGATCTCAAAGACTTCATCTTGTCTTTGTCTAACTCATTAGCAACTTTCATTTCTGAAATCTGCTTAGATACTTGATCTATTATACCCTTATCATACTCTTTAACTTCTGGTATTAAGTATTCTAAAATATCTGAAGCAGCTCCAATCTCTTGTGTTTTGATTGCACTTGCTTCATCTTTTTTAGGCTCTTTCTTTATCTCAACTTTAGGTTCTACCTTTTTTTCTTCGACAGGTTTATTCTTCTCTTGTTTTAATGTAGAGAAAAGATCCTCTAAAGCACCAATCTTAATTTCTTCTTTCTTAACTTTTTCTTCAAGTTGTTGTTTCTCTACCTTTACAGTAGAAAGAAAACTATCTAATCTGTGTCCAAGTATATCAACTTCTTTAGGTAATACATTTTGAATACCTTTATTAAATTTTTGTTCTTGTAGTTGTCTAATCTGTTTCTCTATGTCTTCGTCAATTTCATTTACCTCAGTAATCGGTTTCTCAATAGTTGGTTGAGAATTTAGATCAGGCCATTTACTGTCAAGGTAATCTTTAGTTGACATAACTATCTAGTCACGCTTGGTGTGACTGTTGCTCTTCCCTCGATTCGTCTAGTGATTATACCACTTGAATCAGTTTGAGTTAAATCCCATACATATCTACCTTCAGAAAGTCCTGAGGTAACTGTATCTGTTAATGTTATTGAGCAAGTACCATCAGTTGCACTTACGATAGCAGTTGTAAAACTTGTAGCACTGCTTGACAAATGAGTTTTTCTTAACTTACTTGTCATTGTACTTCCTGTTAAATCTACAACTGTGCCTGTTGAATCTTTGACTGTCAAAGTTTCTGTATAATCAGCGTCTTGGTCAATAGTGATATTTTGTATTGTTGCCATTAGTCAAATTCCTATATATTAAATCTTTCTTATATTTATAATATATTAAAAACGCCCAACTGACAAATGAGTATCTAGTACCTTTCGTACATTCTGTTACCTCATGGGGATACATAAAATTAGACGGAAACATCAATATATCTCCTGTCTTTAGACTAATTTCTTTACCTCTACAATGAAATTCTGAACCTTCGTAATCTTCGTTTAGATTTGCAACAATTGATACTAAAGGAACACCTTTCATTTTACCATCAAAAATACTGTGTATATGATCGTAATGTTTTCTCATTAAAGTTCCTACTTTATACTTATTAAAACGAATTGTAGAATAACTACTTAGCCATGTTGATCCAGTCATTTCGCCTTCCCAAGAACATAGTCTTTGATACTCGTCTAGTGCTTTTGCAATTGATGGTTTAAGTTTGTCTTGTTGATTTTTTGTAGATGTCATTACATCTAATTCTTTTGTCGCTGCTGATGTACTTTTACCTGTTGTGTAATTATTCCATTTATGTTTTACCCATTGTCGAGTATTGCAATCGTCAATGATTTCTTTACAAATTTCTTTTGGTATAGTATTTACAACTATTATATAGTCTTCAATTTTCATTTATAATTAACCTTTGGTTATACCCAACAGAGGTCTTTTATCATACAAATTGGACTTTGCAAATGGTCCATTTGCATGATTGTAATGTAAGAATACTTGTCCACATAGCTTACCTTGGAAAGGTTCTCTCCAATGCTCTAATTCGCAACCAGAGTATATAAGCATATCTCCTGGTTTTAAGTCAACTTTATTTCCTTTAGGTGCACCAGGTTTGATAATACCTTCATATTCTTTAATAACATTATCTTCTCCTGTTGGGTCTATGAATATTGACCATGGGTCACCACCTAAACATAGTGTAGTAGATATCTCACAACTAGGTCTATCTTTATGTCTGTTTAATACATTACCTGTTCTATATAATCTTGTGTAAGAATAAGTAGGTATTAAATCTAAACCTGTTTTAGCTTTCATTACAGGTATTGTTTGAATAAGTAATGTTTCCATTAATCTATCTGCATATTTAGCATAGGATCCTGGCACTTGTTGATCTTTAAAATTTCCTACTAATGGATTTTTTTCGTGAGTAACTTGATTGGTAAGCATCCAATGATCTGCCTCTGCTGATATTTGTAAATAAGTATAAGCTATATCAGCTAATTCTTTTGATATAGCACCACGTATAACTTGATATTTGTTTTTTTTAAAACTCATGTTTGTATAAAATTATAAGAAACAGATATTCTCCAGTTCTTCTCACCTTTTTCTGTGTTCATGTTTATATCTACGCCGTGTGGTTGCCATGATGGAAAGAATATCATTCTACCCTCAACAGGTTCATAAGCACATACTCTCCATAACTGTTCAGGAAGATTGTCTAGTCGTCTTGGCATGTGAGTATTAGGTCCTGGTCTCGGGTCTTCTAAAAATAATTTACCTGAGTTTTTAGGAACTTTTACATAATATACACCTGACCATAATGAGTTAGGGTGTGTATGTGTTTTATTATAAGAGTAGGTTGGACTTACATTAGCCCACATATTTCCTAATCCTAGTTTAGGTGCAACGCCATAATCTTTATTACACTCCTCAGCCATCTTAAATAATTCTGATGTAAGAGGATCAAATATTTTTTTTTCATTCATGTCCGTTGGACTATGCCAACCAAATCCAGAATTAGTTTTTACTTCTCCTTTTGGCTCAGACTTACGCCATGCTTTAATATGTTTAAATAAATATTTATTTAATTTTTTTGAGTTAGGTATATCTTTAAAATAAATAGGAGTTGGAAATAAT